AATGATCATCAACAGATTCAGTTAGAAGATAAGATTTTAGCTTTGAATGAAGCTCAGATTAAGCTTATAAAGCAAAAGGTTGATGGTCAAAGCACAGTAAGTGGACTTGGACTAGATGCTTTCAAAAAGCGATATGAAGATCTTCAAAGTCTGGTTGTTACGTATAACAATCAACCTTTGAAACTTAAAGTCAAGAATCCACAATTAAATCAATGGTCTGCTAAGACAGATATCCTAACTCCTAAATACATGTTCTACCTAGATAGTTATGTATTAGCTGATAAAGGAAGATGTAAAGATAGAAAGATTTGGATTAATAGAGATCTTGCTAAACATGGTGATCTACAGTTTATTCTAAACAATGAACATTACAAACCATCGTTTGAGTATCAAGAGACTTTCAACTTCTTATCCTCTGATGAAATATCAATCTTTACAGATGGTACTTTCACACCAACAAAGATCTATGTATCGTACATGAGATATCCTAAATACATAGATAAAGAAGGATATATCAAGTTTGACGGTACACCCTCTATAGATCAAGATTGTGAATTAGAAACCTATCTTGAAGATGAGCTCCTAGATCTTACAGTTCAGAACTTAGCTATGTACACAGAGAACCAATCTGCAGTACAAAGTGCTCAACTTAGAATACAGACAAACGAATAATTTTTAACAATTAAATATAAACAAAATGGCTGATTTTTCATTAACTACGCTCTTCGTAGTACCAGTAGGAAATTCATTCCCTAGCTCTGGATCTACGCAAGATTTAACACCAGGCCAAGTTGGTATTTTCTCCAACAACTATGTAGCTACAGCTACTCCTGGAAACTTCCCTTATTTCTACGTTGCACAAGGTAGAGTAAACACTTATTTGCAAGGTTCTAAGCGTTCAGACAAAATTGCTGGATGTATTGAAGGTTCTTGTAAGTCAAATGTAACTGAGTGGTACAAAGTTACAGGTTGCCCTACAGCTGCTACTCAGGTAACTGATGTAGATGGTTGGAATGTAAAATGTGGTGATATCGTAACTTTAACATTACGTGCACACTCTTCTTACATTGACACTTTGTATTTCAATGGTTTCACACGTTCAGTAACTGTACAAGCACCTTGTTGTGATTGTGGTGGTGATCCTTGTGACACTGTTGATGTTCCTGCTTTGATTGATCAATTCATCTTGAAATTGACTCAACAAGCTCCTGGTATCAACCCAGACAACATTAGCTTTAACACATTCTATCAATTCCAAAGAATTGGTAATGATGCTAGTGCAATCTTGCGTATCTCTGGTAAGGCTTTGACTAGATATGGTCAACCTTGTGATGTGGCTGCATTCCCTTACGAATATGACAGAATGTACTTCCGTACTTTCGTTTATTCTGGTCCTGCTACTACTGCTGATTTCATTGTTGCTGACAATTGTAACATTGTTGCTAATGCTGTAATCACTCAGCGTTCTTCTTATCCTGATGGAACATCTGATGAGATTAAGCAATTGGAAAAGAACTTCTACAGCTACCAAGCTGGTTACTTGAAGCATCTTTACAGAATGGTTGGTTACAACGAAAACTTTGAATCTTGGGTGAGTGATGGTACAACTTATGATACCTACTACATCAAATTCAATGAGTATGACAAATCAGCTTATAGCTGGGGTGACTACATCAAAGAAGATTCAATGGTAATCATTGCTGTTCCACAAGCTGCTGCAGCAACTCTTGAGACTATCTTGGAAGATGCTTTGGGAAGTGTAAGTAGCGATAACACTTGTATCACTACTACTAGTACAATTACTACAATTTGGCCTAGCACTACAACTACAAGCACAAATATTCCTTAAGAGAATATAAAAGAAATCATATAACCTATGCCAGAGGGTGAGAGGATTAATTCTCAGAATCCTCTGGCATAATTATTTTAAACACTATGGCAGATTTAAAATTAGATATACTAGTTGTTCCAACATATAATAGCAAGACATTAGCTATTAATGATATCTCTGTATATCCAACAACCCCATCTGCTCCATCAATTGAAATCACTGTACCAGGATTTGGAAGTGTTAATCTACCATTTAATCCTGGAGAAATAAATGTATTCAATTCAACCTCTTTAGGAATAACATCTGTAGGAGATCCAGATCTTCCTTTGCCAGATGGTGTATACTTCTTAAAATATTCAATTGCTCCTGCATACAATAATTTTGTAGAAAGATCGATAATGAGAGTTGATCAGCTTCAAGAGAAGTTTGATACAGCATTTATGAGATTAGACATGATGGAGTGTGATAGAGCTATAAAGACACAACAGAAAGTAGATCTAAACAGCATCTACTTTTTTATTCAAGGTTCAATAGCAGCAGCTAATAACTGTGCTATAGATGAAGCTAATAAACTTTACAACCAGGCAAACAAAATGCTTACAAACTTTATGAAGAGCGATTGTGGATGTTCTGGTAATAATTATATAACCAACTTTTACTAATATGGCAAAATGTTCAAAATGTGGAGCTAATGTAGGATGCGGATGTCAGCTAATCAATGGTATGTGTGCTTATTGCAACGGACAAATTAAAAAATTAAAAAATGTTATCACCCAGACTTACAGAATGTTTAGAGTGTTCTAACATTTCATCATTACTATCTGAGATTGACTGCAGACTTACAGAGCTTGCTAAAGATGAATACAACAATGTTGTGTTCTCTTTAAATCGTCCAATACAAGGAATAGCAATTAGTGATTTGCTAAACTACAAAAGAATACTGACACATAGGCTTTGCAATCCAGACTATGCTTGTCATTTTACAACAAATAAGATTGCTAGTAGAGTTAAACTTTTAAAAAATAAATAAATGGCCTGTTCAAATTGCTTTAATGGTTGCACTGAGATAGTATCAGATCAGTGTGTTAAATATACAGGAATTGATGTTCCTGTTCTTGGTATAAAGAAAGGTGACTCTCTATCTTATGTAGAGCAAGCTTTGATAACGTTCCTAACTTCCACTTTAGATGGTACAGGGATTAAAATAACTATCCCAGAAACAACTGTGATATGTAATCTGGTTCAAAAGTATCTTCCAACTTGTGAAGACCTCACTGCTGTAAATCTTTTCAATGCTCTTATTCAAGCAGCTTGTGAGTTACAAACAGAACTTGATGCTACAAATGATAGAATTGATGTTATTGAATCTCCATACCTCCCAGGATGTTTTACAACTTTCACTGAGTCATCAAACACTCATACTGTTGTTCAAGAGATCATTACAAAAGTGTGTGGAATTGAATCAGACCTTTCTGCACTAGCTATAGATCTTTCTACAAACTATGTAAAACTATCAGATCTATGTACTCTCATTATAGAGTGTATTAATCAAAACACTCCTGCTGATTCTGGTAAGTATTACACTAAGATGGTTCCTTACACTGCAGTTGAATACTATGGAGATATAAATGTTTTTGATAGTTCAGGTAAAGGTTTTGAAGGTACACCTTGGGAAAAGATCTATCTATGTAATGGTCAAAATCCTGGTGTTCCAGATAAAAGAGGTAGAGTTGGTGTAGGTGTTACATTTGGTACAGGAATGGATGCTGCTGTTGCACCTGGAGGACTTAATCCAACATACAATTTGTTTACAAAAGCAGGAACAAATAGTGTTACATTAAGTAGACCACAAATACCTTCACATACACACACTGCTACAGTTACAATTAATGATCCTGGTCATCAACATAATTATGAAACTAGAATTACTAATAATAGAGCTCAATTTTCTAGTGATGAAAGAGAAGTTACTACTTATGCAATGTCCACTTTACAAACTCAAAGTAGTGTAACAGGGTTAAAAGGAACAGGTGTAGGTCAAAATGTTTTTGTAACAAACGCAGAAGAAGGAGGTGGTCTTCCTCATGCTAATAATCAACCAGCAATCGCTTGCTATTATATAATGTACATTCCTTAATCTTATAAATAATAATAATATGTCTTGTTCTCCTGGAACTCCTTGCTATAATACACAAACCATATACTCTGGATGTGCAGATGATCCTTGCAATCCTAATAGTAGAATTAGCTGTGATGGTGTTGTATACTCTGGACCAAATCTTATATGTACAGGTATAGAAGCTTGCGACACACTTTGTACAGCTTTACAAAAAATTGATGATGCTATTTGTACTTCTCCTGGATCTTCGATAACAGCTAATAACGGTCTTTTAAAAACTCTTAACAACATTCAGCTTGGAGGACCATTAGTACAAAATACATCAATTGGAACAAATCCAACAAATACACTATCTATAACTGGTCTTGTTGTAGATTCAAACCCAGACTACATCCTTACAGAGACAAGTCTTGGTGTAGTTAGAAGAGCATTACCGTCAAGTATCTCTAATAACATTACACTTGATGATAATGTAGGTCTTGAATTTTCTGCTCCAAATGAACTAAGTACAATATACAATACACTTGTTCCAGATGATGTTACATCTGTTCAAGTAGGAGGTGCTGCACCTGCTCTTGCTAGTTTTTGGAAAACAAAAACACTGGTGGAAGTTTTGGATTTGATATTGTTCCCTTTACAACTTCCTACATATGCAAATCCTACAATTGGATTTGGAACAGTACCAAGTGGACTTCAAGAGATTGGTAAATCAATAACAGTTCTATTAACTCCATCTGCAACTAAAAACGCAGCTGGTGCATTTACACAATTCCGTATATTCAAAAAGATCAACACTGGACTTTTCAATCAACTTGGTTCAAATATAACTGCGATTACACCATCTGCTGGACCTGTATTACCCACTCAATTTGGATTTGCTGATCTAAACAATCCAAACTTTATATACACTGCAACATCTGCATATTCAGACATATTTGCTATGCCTGCCCCATCAAGTGGTGCATCATCATCTATACAATATAAAGTTGATGGTAATTACAATGCTGGTGTTGCTATTAAAGACAGTCTTGGTAATTTAGATACAAGAATCGCTCAAGTTAGAAACAATCCTTTGGTTGGTCCACAAGCTGCATCTACAGGATTTGAGAGTAGTGTACAAACAATAACAGGTATCTATCCATACTTCTGGGGTAAATCTTCAAGTGTTCCTACACCAGCATCAATTGCTGCTGCAATAGCTGCAGGCACTGCAAATAAAGTTTTAGCTCCTGCTGATGGTACACTAAGTATTACATTTGCTTCAACAAGTGAATACATATGGTTTGTTCATTATAGTTTGTATACAAGGAAGAAAAGTTGGAACACTTCTGCAAACCCAACGGTTGCAGCTATTGGAGTTGATTTAGATCCTTCAAGTATATGGACCACTCCAGTTACACAAAATGTTACATCACCAGATGGATATTGGTCAAGTGTTCCATTCTCAGTGTATATAAGTAGAAGTCAACAAACAAGTGCTGCTGGAATTGTTTGGGATTTAAGAAATAATCCAGTTTAAAATCAAATAAAAAAATAATATAAAATGGCAATACAATACAATGATAATCTGGCTATATCTGTAAACAAACCTTTAGATGCCAGATATTTTACAACTGATACAAATCAACCGTTCTCAACCGTATTATCTGCTAACACAGCAATACCTCTATCAAGAAGACACCTTGGTCTCACTGTACTTATTGGAACTACAAGTAATGCTGTAGAATATTGGTATATGGGTGGAACTGCAGATGGTAATCTTGTAGCAAAAACCTCAGGATTAGTTTCTGCTAATAATGGTCTTAGTGTTTCAGGAACAACGGTTAAGCTTGGTGGACCTCTTTTAACCAACACATCAATTGATCTTTCTACATACACTTTAGCATTAAAATCAGCAACCACTTACACCACTGGAATTGAAATTCTTCCTGGTGCTGCTAGTCCAAATCCTACTTCAGGTGTTGATAGAATAGCTATCACTGGAAACCTATCTGTAAGTGCACAAAGTTATTTTTTTGGTAATGTAGGCATGGGTGCTACACCACTTTTACCAACTGATAACACAGATATAAGACTAAATACATTTAAAGTAGGTCTCCCAGGTTCAAGTAAAACAGTTATAGGTGCTTCAAGTAGTGCTACAGAGTTAACAACTGCAGGAACATATACAGCATTTGCAACCTCTTATATTGGTAGTGCTTCAAGATTGTTTTTTTCTTTTGATGGTACAGGTGCTCAAGCATTAAATCCTCTTAGTACGTATACAGGAGGACTTAGTTATTTTCAATTTGGCACAGGTAGAGATGTTACAGGTGGAGTTTGTTCAGCACATGCTGCTCAAGCTCAATTTGCAAAAGCTTCTCTTGGAGGTCCTAGTGGTAATATTGATAAAGTGATTGTATATAGAGCTATGCGTCCTGTTGCTGATACACTCATAGGATATAATGGAACTATTACAGAAATGGTTGGTTTACAGATAGAAGCTCAGAATGGTCCAATTGGAACTGGTACAGTTACAAACTCTTATGGAATTAAACAGTTAGGAACAGATGATGTAAATTCAATTAATGGTAAAACACTATTTAATAATAAAGTTGGTATTGGGTTTGAACCAGGAGCAGGATCTATAAAATTATTTGTATATAATCAAGTAGACCCAAGAACTATAGTTGGAACTGGTACAACGGCTACAAACAGTGAAGTATATCTACTTAATACAACAAGTCCATTAGTTACAAATATTTCTTCAATGACAGGGCTTGGTGGTGGTGTTGCTTTATCTGGAGGTAGAGTTACACAACCTGTGGATTTTGGTTTTTCATATATGACTGGACTTAGGGGTGGTGTTTATTTTGCTCCAGCTGCTAGTATAACTGGTACATTATGTTCAGTCACTGCATCTTCTACTTTTCAAAGAGAGCCTGTTGGTGGAGTTATATCAACAACTCCAACAAATTTAACTACATACATTGCATTTAGAGCACTCTCTCCAACCGTTCCTCTTCCTACTGGATCTGGTCCTACTCCTGCATGGTATGGGACATTAACTAACTCTATAGGATTGTTAATTGAATCTCAGAAAAGATATATTGATGGAACTCTAGGAAAAGGAACAATAACAAATTCTTATGGTATAGTTCAAGGAGATATTGCTGATGCTAGTTTTGGAACACAAGATACAAATATATTCAATGCTGAAAAGAATATATTTAGAAATCTACCTGTATATGCAAACAATGCAGCAGCACTTGTAGGAGGTCTTGTAGTTGGTACTATATATAGAACAGCTACAGGAGAATTAAGAATAGTAATTTAAAAACCAAATAAAATATGACAATATACATAGTTTTAACAGTAGCAGGGAGTGATACAGGCCCTTTTAATTTATATTCAGATGTTGATGGGTTTATATCAGCATTTGAAGTGGGAGTTCCAAAATTAAATTTGGAACTAGGATATAACTCATATTCTGCTCCTGATGGAACAACTGTAGTTAGAGTGATGTCAGACGGTGTTTGTAAAAACTACATAGACATTCCTATTACAGTTGGTCCTATTCCTACAACAACAAGTACATCAACAACAGAAACTCCTACTCCACCTTTTCCAACAGATTGTTATTGCTTTAATCTCACTGCAGTTGGAGAATATACAATTACATGGAATGATTGTATAGGAATTGATCATTCATTTATAGGTTCTAACTTTGATATAAATATATGTGCTCAGCTTGGTAGCATTGCTGAATTTGGAGGAGATGGTTCTTTAATTATATCAAATTCAGGAAATCTATGTACAGTTAATGAAGATTGTTCTCCAACAACAACCACTACAACTACATTACCTCCAGAATGCTATTGTTATAATGTAACAAGTGTAGGATTTTATGTAGTTGAATGGTTTGATTGTGAGGGAGTAAAACAAACTTGGACAGGTCCTAATATAGATATTACTTTTTGTGCTCAACTAGATACAATCAGTTATTCAACTGGAGATGGTTCAATAACCATAATTGGTGGAATTGATCCTTGTACAGTGGATGGAGATTGTCCTGTAACCACTACAACTACTAGTAGTTCGAGTACTACTACCACTACCAGTTCGAGCAGTACAACAACAACTAGCACTACAACAGGTATTCCATCATATTTATTTGAACTAGTATATGATGATGTAAGTTGTTCAAATGCTTGTGCAGGATTAGTGACTACAACCTACTATAGTGCAGATATTATATTAGGTGCAGCTTCTGTTTTATACACTGATTCAGGACTAACAATTCCTGCTGTTGATGGATTTTATTCTAATTTTTCAGATTGCTTCACTGTAATAGATGGTTTAGGAACAATTGATTCTGTGTCAAGTTGTTCATTATAATATAAAAAATCCTGTTTTGTTGGTTTTACAGGGTATCCCCTGCCCTTTCTAGGGTGGGGGTTTTGTTTTATAACGAATTTGATTAACTTATATAATTAAATTAGTTAAAAAGATTTGGTATATATAAAATATATTCATACCTTTATACTAATTTAACCAATAAAAACTATATATGGCAGTAAATGAAAGCTTACTATCTCAGTTAGAACAAATGCTTCACTGGAAGAAGGGTAAAAAAGTCTATGCTGAAAAGCTAGGTGTGTCAGAAGAAGTGGTTGATGAGTTATTAAAAGAGCTAAGAAACAAAGAAAGAGTGAGGGATGATGCTGAGGTTGCACATTACATTGATGTTCTAGAGGAGATGGTTGTAAAGGTGAATAATGAAAAAGGAACATTAGAATCTACAGTTGA